TTGCATCAATAGATTGGGATGATTTTTACATCACAACTATTAGTGTGTCTGGAGAATCAGCACCGTTTGTTTCGAAAGGGTTAAGATTTTTAACATTAGATGAGTGGACTAGGTATTACAGAGATAGTGAGAATAGTGATGATGCATCAACTCAAGCTTATGGAGAACCTGTTTATGTAATACGTAGCCCAGACCATAGAAAGTTTGGGCTAAGTCCTATACCTGACAAAGTTTACAACGTACATTTTTATGGCTACAACAAGCCAACAGAACTATCAGCGTTTAGTGACACTATAGTTCTACCAGACCAATATGCAAATGTAATAACAGCTAGAGCTAGATATTATGTTTGGCAGTTTAAAGAAAGTCCTCAACAGGCTGCTTTTGCATTAGAAGATTATAAAAAAGGCATGAAGCAAATGAAGTCTAATCTGATAAATCCACAACCAAAATATATGTCAGATGATAGATTATATTTTTAGGAGATATAAATGACAACTAAAATACCTGTAGAATTATCTAGTACTCCCGGAATAGCAGATAGTAGTAACGCTACTGCAATAACTATTGATAGCTCTGAAAACACTACATTTAGTGGTGATGTAGAAGTTGGCACTACTGCTCCAAAAATAAATTTAAAAAATACAGACACCTCTATAGTTGCAGACCAATCTTTAGGTGTAATAGAAATAGAAAGCACAGATGGAAGCACAGGTTCGGCAGGAACAATAGCTAAATTAGATATCGCTGCGTCAGGAGCTTTTGACGGCTCTGGGCACGGTTCAGATTTTAGATTTACAACAGGAGCAACTAACCAATCAGGCAGCATAGCTTTAACAGAAGTTATGCGTGTTACGAGCACTGGCAGAGTAGGAATAGGGACAACATCTCCGGGTCAAACATTTTCAGTAACAAGTGCTAGTGGAACAGCAGCAGAATTTTTAGGAGAAAGTGGACCACATGGACTTAGAGTTTATGGTAATGACGGTGGGTTTGGGTCTATTGGTCATGTAAGTTCAGGAAGTTATGATATAGCTATAAATTCTAGTGGTAATGTTATGCTTGGCACAACATCATCGTCAGGCACAACAAGGCTTACTGTGGTTCAATCTAATAACGATGACCCTGTTGCTAGGTTCACAATGTCAGCAGCAGCAAACGCTGTTAGAGGATTTGAAATCACAACTACAAATACGGTTAACGCTGCAAATAAATTTTTCTTGCAAGGAGATGATAACGGAACTACTAGGATAGAGCTTAGAACTAACGGAGATATTTACAGAACAGGTAGCACAACATCTTCTGATGAAAGGTTAAAAGAAAATATTGTTGATACAGACCCTAAATTACACAAACTTAAAGAAGTTAGAGTTGTAGATTTTAATTGGAAGCCTGAAGCCAATAGGGATGAGGAAAGACATAGAGGAGTTATTGCTCAAGAATTAGAAAGCATTTTTCCAGAGTTGGTAACGCAACCAAACGAATATAAAGAAGCCTATTATGAAAGGTTCATACCTATTTTAATTAAATCAATACAAGAATTAAATGAAAAGATAGAGAGGCTAGAAAATGGCAATTAATTATACATGGGATGTAAGCACCGTTGATACTTACCCTACAAAGGATTCTAAGTCTGATGTAGTGTGGAATGTGCATTGGCGACTGAAAGCGACTGACGACACCAACAAAGAAACTATTGATGGAGTAGAAGTTAATATCACATCAGATGTTTACGGCAGTCAAGCATTAGACACTTCAGACTTATCAAGCTTCAAAGCTTTTGCTGATTTAACAGTAAGTGATGTGCAAGGTTGGGTTGAAGCAGCTTTAGGAGCTGATGAGGTTACTGCGATGAAAGCAGGTCTTGACGCTAAAGTTGCTGAGAAAGTTACACCTACATCTGTCACTAAAACTATAGGTAGCTAATGCCAGACACAATAACCATAAATGACCAAGACTACGAAGTAGCTGATCTCAACGATCAACAAAAATATTTGTTGAGTCAGATACAAGAACTACGAATTAAGAAACAAGACCTAATGCGACAAACAGATGTGTTGTCCGCAGCACTTTCTGTCTTTGAACAACAACTTACTGCGTCTGTAGAAATAAAAGAAACCGAAACCAAAACCATCAACGAAATAGCGGAGAGCTAACATGTTTGGTATATCCGCCTTTTCTCAGTCGCCTTTTGCGTCATTAGGCGGAACCGCTGCACGAGTAGAAATATCAGGTTTAGCTGTAACCGCTTCGTTATCTGATCCTACACAAGTACCTATAAGTGTTGATGCCGAAGCAAACGTAACGCCAAGCGGTCAAGTAGGTACAGGTGGAGCCCCTACTGCTGGTGTAAATGCCCAGGCGATTGCTACTTTAGCGGGGTTACAAAGCTCAGTAGGCTCAGTAACTGTTACTACAGATGCTGAAGCAAACGTTACACCTGCTGGCCAAGCGGCCACCTCAGCATTAGCTGGTGTAGGTGTAGTTGCAGGTGGTGATATAGGGGTTGCAGGATTAGCAGCTACAGGATCTGTTGGCGCACCAACAATAGACGGAGAAGCTAACGTAACTCCAACAGGACAAGTAGCAACAGGCGGTTTTTCATCTCCAGGTGTGAATGCAAAAGCAGTCGTTGCATTACCAACGTTAAATGCCTCTGTAGGCGCAGTAACCGTCGTAGGCGTTGATGCTGAGGCTAATGTTACCCCTACAGGTCAAGTAGCAACTTCTGCCGTAGGAGCGCCTTCTGTAGACGCTGAGGCTAATGTGACTCCTGCAGGCCAGTCTGCAACAGGAGCAGTTGGAACAGGGTTATCTTTTGTAGGAAAGGCTAATGTAACTCCTAGTGGTCAAGCAGGGACTTCTGCCGTTGGTTCTATTACGCCAGCCGCAGCGGCTAAAGTTAGACCTAATGGTGTTTCTGCAACTGGAGCTCTTAATGACAACTTAATAATATGGCACGAGTTTGATACGACACAAACTCCAAATTATAGTAATATTGACGATACACAAACCCCTGGTTGGACTGATATAGATGAAAGTGAAACGGCTAGTTGGGAAGATGTTGCTTAGAGGTAATTATGGCTACTTATGACAACGATTTAAGATTAAAAGAGATTGCTACAGGTGATGAAAGTGGTGGTTGGGGTACAAGCACAAACACCAACCTATCCTTAATTGCTGATGCCTTCGGTTATGGATCTGAAGCTATCACCACTAATGCCGATACACACACCACCACAATAGCAGACTTCTCTGCAGACGCTGGTAGGGCCTTATATTTAAAATATACAGGCACATTAGATTCTGCTTGCACTATAACTATTGGACCTAACACTGTTTCGAAACTATGGTTTATAGAAAACGCTACATCTGGATCTCAAAATATTATAATTAAACAAGGTTCTGGAGCCACAGTAACTATAGCTAATGGTCAAGTCAAAGCAATTTATTCAGACGGCGCTGGTTCAGGGGGGGCGATGGTAGATGCTTTTCAAGACTTATCAGTACCAGACCTTTTTGTAGATGATGATTTATCATTACAATCAGACTCAGCGATTTTAAATTTTGGAGCAGATGCTGATGTAAATTTGACACACGTTGCAGATACAGGGTTACTTTTAAATTCAAGCAGACAATTACAGTTTGGAGATTCAGGAACATATATACATCAATCAGCAGACGGAGTATTAGACTTAGTATCTGATACAGAACTTGAACTCAACGCTACAACAATAGATATAAACGGTGCTGTTGATATTTCAGGCAACTGTTTAGTTAGTGGTGAGGTACAAACTGCCAATATAGGATTTACAGATGGCGATAACGCTATGACTATAGCAGACGGTGGAGGAGTAACTTTTCCTCAAATTGCTACTTTTACTTCAGGCTTAGACTGTAACGATGCAAATATTACTAACGTTGGAAACATAAGCGTTGACGGTGTGTTAGGCGATGCTGACTCTAATACAGCTATGACGTTCTCTACAGATGACAAGATTAGATTTCAATGTGCAGGAGAAAATCAACTTGCAATTTCCAACGGCGCCATACTCCCTGAAACGGATGACGATCTTGATTTGGGATCATCAAGTAGAGAATTTAAAGACGGTTACTTTGATGGAACTTTATATACAGACACTATTTCTAATTCTGGATCCATAACCTCTGCTACTTATTTTTACAGCTCAGATGCAGCTTTGAAAGAAGATATACAAACGATAGAGAATCCGTTAGAAAAAGTACAAGCACTAAGAGGTGTTAGCTACAAATGGAAAGATACAGGCAGAAAAGATATTGGTTTAGTCGCTGACGAAGTACAAGAAGTTTTGCCTGAGTTAGTCGTTGAAAACGAACACAAACAAATGGACTACGGTCACATGATTGGCCTCTTAGTTGAAGCTATAAAAGAACAACAAAAAGAAATAGAAGAGCTTAAATGTCAGAAATAACCACAAAAGTAGACGGCAATTCTTCGGTCACAAAAAGATACGGCGCAGGATCTGGCGGTAACGCTAGGCCAGAGTTAGGTCGTTGGATTAAGATAACAAACTCTAATTCTTTGGCCTCGCCTTTATTTGAAAACACTACAACAGAGCAAGAAAGCATGTACTCTAACATAAGCGGAGCTAGTAATATAACCGTAGAAACAGGATTATGGGGTATTGAAGGAACAAATACACTTTACAGTAATACAGCAGCTATGGGGCTGCCAAGCGGTGCTGCGTGTTGGTCACCAAGCACACCTTCGGCTACTTACGCTACACCCCCTAGTTGTCCAAGTGGTTTTACTGATAATGGAGTTACCAATACCAAAGACGTACAAACTAGTGATGAAGTAAACAAAACAGGTGTTCACAACGGAGATGCAGGATGGATGGCGTATCAATATTTGGGATATTATTGTCCTGGATCGTTTGTATCTAATATATCAGTAAGAGAGTGCACGACATGACAGAAATAGAACTTGCAGATTTAGAATCTACTTTAGCAGCTAATCCAAGTCAAAAACATGCTGTATACATAACAGTAAAAGACTGTTCTGATTGTAATGCTAACGAAAATGTTTTAAGTAATGCTTTTGCTTCTACTAGTGAAATTAAATGGTACAAAATATATGTAACCGAAGAGACTCCTTTTTTTGCTCCAACAACTGTGCCTTCTGTTGTTTTTTTTGAAGGCAGAAATAGAGTAGTAGAAGGTATAGGCGTGATGGACAGTTCAAATATAGATGCATTTGTACAGTTTGCAAAAAGCTTTCTTGGTTTGCATGAAGGAAAAAAATGGTTGAGCTCTACGGTTGAGTAGTGGAGCTTAAAGAGGTTAGAGAAAAAAAATTAGCTATTTGTAGCTCTTGCGAAAACTACAAAAAATCCATAAAAACCTGTAGTATTTGTAAATGTATTATGCCTTTAAAAGTATTCATGCAAGGCAATACATGCCCAATAGGAAAACACGAGGTTTAAATGGCAGAAGATTATGTAATTTATATTTTTGCGGCGGTTTGTTTTGTGATTCTTTTTCCAGCTTTATATTTTTTAGCAAACGACGATACTATTTTAGTAAGAGCAAGAGATAAGAAAGGCAGATATATAGCAGATGATCCTGACACACCAGAAAACGAAGCTTTTACGGTTGTAAAAAAAACAAAAAAACGTAAAAAGAAAAAATGAGCGATATGGAAACGGCTAGAGAGGCTATGACTAAAATACATTCGCATGAGCGTGAATGCGCCATACGTTACGAAAATATAGAAAAAAGATTAGAAGAAGGCTCTAAAAGGTTTGGTAGATTAGAACTAATGATATGGGGCCTATACGCGGGTATGGCCGCTATAGAAATAACATCCAGGGTAATCTGATGTATGAATACGGTTGTACAGTAAAGCGAGTTGTTGACGGCGACACGATAGACGTAGTATTAGATTTAGGTTTTTCTGTTTCTTATAGTTCTAGAGTGCGTTTATTTGGTATTGACACGCCAGAATCTAGAACTAGAAACAAAGACGAAAAAGCTAGAGGTAAACTTGCTTCTGCTTTTTTATCAAAAGCAATCGAGATGGCAGATCAAGTTGTAATTAGAACGGAACTAAAAGATTCTAGGGGTAAGTTCGGCAGAGTTCTAGGTACAGTTGTATGTGATGGTGAAGACATAAATCAAGGTATGGTAGATGGAGGTTTTGCAGTTAAATATTTTGGTCAAAGTAAAGCTGA